GGGTAGTTTTTTATAACATTCTATGCACAGAAGCCCTTTTTCCTGCTGCCTTTTCCCGCATTGAGTGCATAGCCCGGCAGCTTTGAGTTTTTCCCGCCGCTGCTTTGCATATTCAAGCCGCTGCGCCTTGTGTGCGTGATAGTAGGCATAATAATACTTTTCGCACTCTTTACAATGCAGCTTGCCTGCTACAGCTTTACGCTTATAACATCTTGGGCAGTATCCTTCCGCTTTCAATTCCTCACGGTAGGCTTTCGCCTTTTCTGCTTTATTCATGTCAATTCACTTCACTTTGTTTTTTTCTTAATAATCTAAAATGTTTGGAGTTACGCCGTTTATGCTTGCAGAGTAGGACATTATAATCTGAATATTCGTAGTAATTGCACCATCTGGTGCATCTCCTGCATGTGAATTTACCCATTGCTTAAAATCAGAAGAACTATTATACCTGTATACGTCTACCTCCCAATATTCAGGTTCGGGTATACTTCCTTCTTCTACAGTACTCCAACGCATATTATAAGTTTTACCGCCTGTTACACCAATATATCTAGGCAGATTAGGGTCAACAAACTCATTTACATAGGTACTTTCTGTTGTGATTTTTAAAACTTTCACACCTGGCGGGATAGTGATAGTAAAAGCATTTACAGTGCTACCCTTCCACAATACAGTTTCCTTTGTTGGCAGCGGGGGTTCAGATGTCCCCCCCTGATATACTAGTAAACGTCTATTAAACATATTCGTACCACCTTTTTTATTGGTCTATTAATTGAATATCTACTGTTTGCCCGTTCCTTCTGTCAAAGTAATCTGTTACCGTAGTATCATTAAGCATTTCGAGGGAATAATAGGTAACACCACTATTATAAATAACGGTATTAAGCGTATACATAGAATCAGCCACATAGATTGTTATTTGACTTATAGA